GGCTTGTTGGCTGGGGTCTCAAAATGTGGTCACCCACAATGTACAGATCCTGCTCCTGTAACGAGGTGCAAGCAGCTGTGGCCCGGTGTGGACGTCCAGTGAATTGGGACAAGCCCGAGGGTTTGGCGATGACCATGCTCGCTTGGTCGAGAACCAAGTTTCTGCTATGGACGATGGCGTTTGAATCATATTACGCACCCATACTTGGTGTCTCAACCATTGATCAGGCTGAGCACACCAACCAAAACACTATTGTCAACTTCGTTACGGCGGAGGACATTGACGATGCGGTCAAGTGTGAGAAACGCATGGACAAGATGGTCTCGTTGGGCAAGTTTGATGGTTACATCGACAAGCTCACTGAGAAGTTCGGGAAAGCAATGAGTGTACCTGTGCACCGTGTTGAGCCCCGGCCACTAGTCTCATGGCTCTCCCGCTACCCCGCACATACCCGCCCCGAGCTAATTGAGGCCCACAACCAGGTGAAAGAGTCAGGTCTTGCAGATCGTGATATGGTTGTAGAGGCTTTCATCAAGCGCGAGTGGAAAGTAGTCACTGAGGCAAACCATGACTTTGACGGCAAGGCCGGTGACCCACGTGTGATACAAGGACGGTCACAGAAGGTAAAAGTTGCGATGGGACCGTGGACATGGGCCCATACAAAACTTGTCTCCGCGGCCCTGCATCCCCGTCACAATCCAGTATGCTGCATGGCGTCAGGCCTTACAGCAGAGTGGGTTGGTTCATGGTTCTACAATGCATGCGTTCAGATAGAGAGTTTTGGCAGAGGAGTTGTCGTGATGAGCACAGATGTACCTAGATGGGATTCTCAGGTTTGCATCGCAGCGAAATCATGTATGGCGGAGGAATACAAAATCCTAGGAGCACCTAGGTCAGTGATCCAAGTTAGGAGCAGAATGAAGTTGTTCGGGAGGTTCAGACACGGAACTTCGATGAACATTACTGCTCAGGTACAGTCAGGTGACGGCGATACGACAAGTGGCAATAGCTGCACTCATATCAAGGCCGACCTGTCACTCGTATCCACTGCGGCGTTGGTTCGTTTAGAACCTAGCCACGCTGATATCACAGCAATGGACACCACTAGTGCGCATGCGGCCTTACGGACGGGTTTTCATGACACTAGCCACGAGTTTCGTTCCATAGTCCTAGGAGATGATGGCGTCAAAATAGCGACACCAGACTTCCTCGACAATGTCGGAGGTGCAGAAGGCCTTAAGGGACATTGGTTCAAACATGGTTTCCGTGACATTGATGTAAGCTTTAGCAGCATCAATTGCGCTGAGTTCTGCTCAAGTAGGTTTTGGCCGACAATGGACAAACCTTATCGAGTTCTCGGTCCTAAGATTGGACGAGTTCTGGCCAAGACGTTTTATGTCAAGTACCCACTGCCTCGAAAGAAGCACCTGGGATGGCTTCTAGCAGTCTGCATCGGGATGAGGGATTCCGTGATGCATGTGCCGATTCTTCGAGTCGTCATACCAAGACTGATAGAACTTACAACCACCGCGGGTGCTGTAGCCATAGACTTGACTGAACTGGACAGACACTTTGATCACAAGATCAAGGCGGAACGCGCACATCGCGCGAGCGATGAGACATGGGACATGGTCGATGAGCTATACGGCATCACGAAGCAAGAGGTGCTGGCTCTGGAGGATGAGAT